GCTGGCATTTTGATACCACTAGACCACCAGAACCAGGCAAAGATAGCTACACTCATGTATGCCAATTTCGCGCTGATTTCTCTAGTGCTATAGCTGAATGCATGCCGCGTGCCAAGGTTAGCACATGGGGAACCCGCAACAACTTCAACAAAGACATCGCAGAAAGTGGTTTATACACGGCTACAGCAGAGCAGCAGGACCTGATTCGTGCTGGTGCTGATCCTAATGCAGAAGTGTTTCATAGGACAGCAGCTGAAGACATTGAACAGTTCCAAAAGATCAGTGAATGTCTTGGCATGCACGACAGCATGATCAAGTTTCACAACCAAACGACTGGACAGATGTTGCACACTCACATAGACAACTTTGCAGCACGCCCTGAGCGTGAAAACAGCTTCAAGGTCACTGAAATGGATGAGAACCCGCAGATCATGCGGCGCTTTGCAGTGATGCTTGCAGATTGGCAGCTGGGCCAGATATTCCAGCTAGGCAATGCCAACTTCTCAGGTTGGCGAGCCGGAGACTGTATAACATGGGAATGGCAAGACATGCCACACAGCACCGCCAACATGGGTTGGTGGGACCGTCCTATGCTGCAGATAACTGGTTATGTTACAGACAAGACTCAGTGGTTGCTGGATCAAAAGCAGCCCGTAACTTTCACACTATAAGGGAATAAATCAAATGGACGTACAACACATGTTTCCAATGTTCAGTCCCATGACAGGCTTTGCTGTCATCGCGGCTTATGCATTGTTTATTTTTGCTATCACCAGCTGGTATAGCAGAGGATATAACAAGGATAAAGAATCTTTCCTGGTAGCAAATCGCAAGATTGGTTGGCTACAGGGCAGCATGGGTGCTGGTGCAGCTTGGATCCAAGCTCCTGGACTGTTCGTAGCAGCCCAGCAGGCATACACCAACGGGTTGACTGGCCTGTTCTATTTCAGCTTGGGTAACTTCTTCACTCTGATGCTGTTTGCATTTGGAGTCAATTATTTCCGCAACAAATATCCAGATGGATACACGTTGAGCCAGTTCTTGGGCACGCGCCTTGGCAAGGTGGTGCAGTTCATCATTGTATCACAGATAACGGTCAGTACCATCCAGCAGGTGACCTTCAGTCTCTTTGCGGGCAGCAAGAGCGTGGAATTTCTCACCGGCCTTAGTCCGCTGATAACCAGCATCTTCTTGGTTGGAATAGCATTGGTGTACACGTTACGTGGTGGCATCAAAGCCACGTTCATCACTGACATGGTCAAGATTGGTGTGATCTGGATTGGCATGGCCATCATAGCAATCACAGTGTTTGGTACTACTGGACTCGAACCAGTATGGGCAGGACTTGGCGGAGTAAGCGGCAATGGTACAACACTGTGGGGTAACAGTTTTGTTTGGGGAGTGTTCCTCGGATTCGGCATACCAACGGTGGTTGGTCACTTCATGAATCCTTGGACCGACCATGCGTTCTATGAGAATGCATTAAGCCAGAAAAAGGGCACTATCCTACCTGCTTTCATCTTGGCCCCGTTCTATTGGTTGCCATTGCCAATCATCGGCGGCGGTCTTGGCTTCCTAGCAGCTGGCATGCATGTCAGCGTCACTGGTGCAAACACGCAGTTCATCAACTTGATCATGATGGCTACGGTAGTTGGTCCCTGGTTAGCGTTGATGTATCTTGCTGTGGTGTTCAGCGGTTTGGTCAGCTTGATTGACACAATATTGATGACCAGTGCAACTATCAGCAGCAATGATTTCCATGATGCAGCAGATGCAAAGAATCCCATGCGATGGGCATTTGCTGCCATGTTCATCCTAGCTGCCATAGGCATAGCAATGTCAAACATACCGGGTCTAGACATAGGCACGTTCTTCTTGGCTAGCAGGGCAATAGGGCTATCATTGGCTGGGAATTATGTGTTAGCGATAGCGGCGCGCAACTTTGTTACTCGCTGGGGGTTTTATGCAGGCGCATTTGTGGGCATCTGTATAGGAAGTCCTATCTATGTTTATGGTTTGCTGTTTGGCGGCGGTCCGATCATAATGACCATAGGTACAGCAGTACAGTTAATTGGCGGTGCTGTTGTTAACTGCATCGTGAGCTATCTGACTACCCCAAAGACTCAGCCAGAGGTAGCTTAACATGAAGATGATCATTCTGATAGGCCCGCAGGGTTCTGGTAACCATCTGTTCAGCAAGATCTTTAGCCTGCACGATGATGTGCATGGATGGAAGGCACTGTTGGAACCTGATGGCTATTTCATACCACATGAAAAAGAACCTTTCAATGCCTATTGGAATGATCCGTCGAAGATCAACAAGAGCGTGATGGGAGGTAAGCAGTTTGCAGTTACCAGCATAAGCAGCACTTATATGGTAAACTACAAACCGCATATCCCCCAGCTGTTCGCGTTTACAGAACAGCTCGCAAAGCACAGCATAGATCATGAGATAGTTGCCATTGGTAGGGATCGCAACATACTAGAACTGCAGCAGCGTAGGGTGCGAGGTGGGCCGACATGGGGAATCATGCCACTCTTGATCAGGAATCTTGAGAAACCACCTTTCTTTGTGAGCCAAGAACTGCTTTACCTATACAGGCAAAATTACATACGCAGCTTGTCAGCGTGGTTGGATTTTCCCATAGCATGGAATGACCCGAGAATAGAACAGATACTTGCCAATGATGCTAATGCCAAGTATATCAGTGCCTGTGAGAGAACTGAACTCGACGACTATGTTAACAATTACAACAAACCAAATTGGTTAAAATGAAGTATATCTTCGTAGCAGGTGCCCCTGGCAGCAAGTGGAGCAGCGTGGTAAAGAACATTTACTACAGCTGTGACATAGATCGCGGGGATTATAGCGATTCTCGCCTATACTATCATGATGCCAGCGGTACCATGGATCTCATGCATCTTGGTGCATATTTTGATCCAGGTATGGAGTTTGGCAGCTGGTTTGATCAGCTTGATCAGCACAGCAAAGGCATGTGCGAAGCAGAGTTTGATAGACCATGGGCTGGGCATGCCCAAGGTGGTATCAAGATCATAAAGAGCCATTTGTTTTCAGCACAGATAGATTTCTTGCGCGAGACTTGGCCAGACTGTCCAGTTGTGCTGGTTCACAGGCCAAACGATGCTTGCCTTGGTTGGTGGGTTCGTTGCGGACATTTCAACATCACATATCCAAAATACGGTTACTATAAGGATCTCAAGGAGATGTCCTGGCACATAGACTACCAAAACAATCAGATACTCAACGCTGCTGCAGCAGCTGATGTTGATTTTGACGTTGTGGACAACTGGCATCTTTGCCAGCGACTTGGCATCACACCACCCGCAGATCATTGGCAAAACTACCCTAGATCGGACATAAAAGTTGCGGTTTTGAAATAGGCTCTTGCTAAATCAACAGGTTAATGCTATAACTAGCTGATGAAAAAAACGCAGAGCAACGAAATCCAAAAGCTGACTGACTATCAGCACCACAGATTACGCACTGAGATGTATCTCGGCAGCCGCAGTCCGCATACTCAGACCATCGTTAACTGGGATGGTAAAGCCTTGAAACCGGCAGAGATGACGTGGACACCTGCGGTTTATTGTGCTTTCCGTGAGATCCTTGACAATGCGTTGGACGAAGTAGTTGGACACGGGCATGGATCCAGCGTTGAAGTTACCTATGATCCAAAAGAGCTGCTGTTCACCGTAAGCGATGATGGTCGTGGCATTCCCATTGACTGGGATGAGAACGAAAACATGCACAAGGCTACCTTGGCCCTGACGCAGGCTCGAGCTGGGCGTAACTTTGGTGCTCGCGAAGAAGTGCGCGGTACAAATGGCATCGGAGCCAGCACGGTGGTCAGCTGCAGCGAGCATTTCAGCATAGACATCATCAGGGACGGTCAGCGATTCCAGCAGACTTTCCGTGAGGGCAATGCTGCGTTTGATGAGCTGGATATCAGAGAACCAAAGATCACAAAGAACAGCAGCAAGACTGGCACCACGATTGAGTTCAAGCTCAGCAAGGAAGTTTTCAAGAAAGCCAATCTACCTCTGGCCTTTGTAAAGGCACGCATGATGGAAATAGCGGCGAATCACCCAAAGATTCGCTTTAGTTTCAATGGTTCGCGCGTGGTGGTCAAGCCAACCGTAGCTCGCACCTTCTTTGACGGAAAGACGGTGATCAACATTGACGTCAAGGACAAGAACTTCAAGAGCAGCTTCTATCTAGTTCCCAACTTCGCAGAAGAGGGTGAATACTTACACACCACAGTAAACGACATCCCTGCTTTCAACGGCGGTCAGCACATTGACACTTTCAAGAGACTGTTTTACGGCGGATTGATCCGTGCGTTGGAGCGCGAGAGCAAGCGCAGAGGTTTGACCCCCAATCGTTCAGACATCGCAGACGGCTTGCTGATCTACAACGTGACCGTGATGCACGCTCCTAACTTTGACAGCCAGAGCAAGACGCGACTGATCAACGACGACGTTGACGGTTACATCAAGGCAGTGCTGGAAGATGACGCTACACTGAAGAACATCATCAAGACCAACAAAGCTTGGATTGATGAGATCTACGCCCGCTGCGCTGCTCGCACGCAGAAGAAAGACGATGCTGAGCTGGCCAAGCAGGCACGCAAGATGATGCGCACCAAGGTGCCCAAGCTGTTGGATGCCAACGGCAAGGATCGCACCAAGTGCGTGTTGCTAATCACGGAAGGTGATTCAGCCAAGACCATGGTCAGTGCCGTGCGTGACCCAGAAGTTCATGGTGCGCTGCCTCTGCGAGGCAAGATCCTCAATGTGAGAGGCGAAGCGCCCAAGGCACTGTTGGACAACCAGATCCTCATGGATCTCATGACCAGCATTGGTTGTGCGCTGGGACAGCGTGCTGAACGTGCTGATCTGCGCTACGGACAGGTATGGTTGGCAGCTGACCAAGATCCAGACGGTGCCAACATCACTGCGCTGCTGGTCAACTTCTTCTATCTGCACTGGCCAGAGCTGTTTGATCCCAAGCTGCCTACCTTCTTCTATGCGCTGCAAACACCGTTCATCATACAAGAGAAGGGCAAGAATCGCCATTACTGGTACGCAGATGATTATCACACCTATGATGCCAAGGATTGGAAGGGTGCTCCAAAGCCAACTCGTGCCAAGGGCCTCGGTTCGTTGGAAGAAGCAGATTGGCGCCACAGCTTGGTCAAGCCCAAGCTGATACCGATACAGGATGATGGCGGTTTAAGCGATGCGCTCAAGCTTATATTCGATCCCAAGGGCGCAGATGCTCGCAAGGATTGGATCGCACTAGATGCCTGACACAGTGCAGTTGGGCAAGCTGCTGACCAATCTGGACATGAACGATATGATGGACAGCAACGAAATGATACAACATTTTTTCAACACCAATCCCAGTATCCTAGAATGGTGCCAGACCAATCTCACCAGAGTGGACGAACAAACGCTGTCCATTTGGCCTAGCACCTGGGGCAGATATCACACAGAATGGACTGTGGCGCTTCGCAACCTAAGTGAAACAGAGTATGTGGCTGCACGACTGAGGTTCGTTTAGTCGCGGTTCCTGCGATCTCTCATGCAGCTAGTGCAGCAACCTGCACCATGTGTGTCATCTGCGTCAGCTGGACCTATCACGTGTTCTGCGTTGATGCTGCTCCATCCGCTGCCATTGGTCACCTGGAACACGCCTATGTAACCACCGCTGTACAGCTGGAATGGTGCAGTGATATGGTTCATCTGATCGTAGCGATGACCTGCATGGTTGGTTATGGTTGTATCAAACCATGAGGGCCAAACAAAGTCGCTGACTTGTATGCCGTTGATCTGATAGCCTAGATTGTCTGCTTCTACCGCATCGCAGGCCTCGTAGGCATAGATCAATCCAGCTGTGTCGCTGGTCTGGTTGAACACAGTGAGGTTCACGTAGGGATCCAGCATCATCTCCAGCAGCTCGTGGCTGAGAGTGACTGTCCAGTTGTAGCCATAGGTCATGTCGTCCTTGGCAAAGATGCGTCCGTAAGGCACACCTGAGGCTGTCTCGTCGTGGTAGCCTAGCGCTCCTTGGGCGTCACTGTTGTCCAAGATGTAGATTGGCCATGCGCCTGTGGGAATGCTTTGGTTGCTGCTAACAAACACCAACGTAGCAGTGGTACCCCAAGCAGCTTGCCAATCTCTGTCTAATTGTATCTGCAGTGCTGCTATCACAGGAGTGATCTGAGAATCTGTGAGAACCGTGCACTTGTTCTGTATGGCAATGGTTGGACCCATGCGCACAACCGTGTTGCCGCCGCTTGGAGGTGCAGGTGAGGCAGGAGCAGTGTAGGTGTAAAGGCTGTTGCTGCTGCTGGTTCCATTGCCTGTCGTCACTGTCACGCTCACAGCGCCGGCAGCATGAGCAGGTGCTGTAGCATGTATCTGAGTATTGCTGTTGACAACCACGCTAGTAGCTGCTGTTCCACCAAACTTCACGCTGGTTGCACCTGCAAAATAGTTACCCGTGATGACCACGCTGGTTCCGCCCGCGACGTTGCCGCTGCTGGGACTAACACTGCTCACGGTTGGAGCCGGTTTGGTGGCAGCTGTGATGCCCAATGCTGCAAATTTGGCTTGGATCTGTTCTTCTGTGGGCAGGCGGTAAGTGGCCATTGCATGATCTCCTGTTGATATAGCTTATTTACAAGATCGCAGAATTATAGATGATATCGCCATGCAGATATATGCTAAATAATATCACGGAGATAAATTATGGCACAACTCTATAAAATAACGAATGTAAAAAATAACAGAGCCTATATAGGTATAGTTGTAGCATCTAATAAAGATTACCTCATTCGTTTCGCTGAACATTTGTCTGGAGAAGGTAGTGTTTGGATTAAACGCGAGTTAGATGATAAGACAGCAACCGAATCAGACTTTAAGGTAGAACTGTTAGAAGAACATGATGATGTGAGATACATAGCCGACAGAGAGATTGACCTTATTCAGGAACATCGCACGTTATATCCAAATGGTTACAATGGTAATATTGGCAATTACATTATAAGAAACCAAGAAACTAACACCAAAGCTGGTATCACTCGCAGTCAAAATAGGGCTTTAGGCAAACATAAATCTACTGGTCAACCAGGTAAAGCTATCTACAGATATCCAACTGGTGAAACTGCAAAATTACCTATAGATCATGCTGATGTAACATCTGGGTTGGTAAAACATGTCAATTATAAACCAACTGCATGTCAAAGAATAAGACAGGAACAAATAAATCTTGAGCGACAACGTAACGGGGGATGGACTGATAAAGAATTGGTCGAAAAAGAACGTCGTAGTAAATTATGGAAGCATGTGCATCACACAGATTGGTGGCAGAAAGGTCGTGAAACTTATCGAAACCGCATGTCCAGGGGTGAATACACAGATGCCGAATTGGCAACTTTTGGACGTAGATCAGAAATAGTTGCCAAAGAATGGTCTGATTGGTCAGCTGAAGACCGGTTGGCTAGAACTAAGAATGGTCTTAACATTATGAACAGTATGGTATCCTGCGAACACTGTGGGTTATCTATGAACAAAGGAAATTATCGAAGATGGCACGGATTGAACTGCAAGCAAGTCAAGATATGACAGATGACGAGGATCAATCAGATACCAGCCAATGGATTAAAAAAATATCACGAGATTACTCCATTTATGTGTGCCAAACTCGCGGAATACCAAGTGTGTGCGACGGACTCAAAGATGCACAGCGAAAAGGACTAGATGTAATCAAACCGCTTGGAGACAAGATCAAGACCATATCTCTAGCAGGTCTCATGATAAGTTCTAATAGATACCTACATGGCGATGCTAGTGCTGCTGAAACGCTGAGCCTGATGGCTGCTCCCTACTGCAACAACGTGCCTCTGCTGCAGGGCATTGGTGCTTTTGGTACCAAGGTTGGTCCCACTGACTGGGGCGCAGCACGTTATACCTACCTCAAGCGCAATGCGCAGACAGATGCGCTGGTGTTTACAGACTATGACATCGTGCCGCTTAAAGAAAACTATGACGGATCGGTGCTGGAACCCAAGAACTACCTACCTCTGGTTCCCATGGTGCTGCTGAACGGCATCAGTGGTATCGCAGTGGGTTGGAGCACAGACATACTTCCGCGCACGCTGGATGACATCATTGACGCTACCATCGGTGCCATTGACGGCAAGAAGATCAAGCAGCTGGTACCAAGATACGATTATCTAAACTGCGGTGTGCGCAACATAGCTGGCAACACCTGGGAGTTCACTGGACGCTGCCGGCTGGACGGCAGCACTGTGTGGGTAGAAGAACTGCCTCCCGATCTCAGCCTCGAAAAGTTCAAGGCACGCTTGAACACCATGGAGGAAGAGGACAAGATACAAACCTACATTGATCGCAGCACCAAGGAGATCAAGATCGAGATCCGCTTCAAGCGCGGTGCCATCAAGGACTGGACTGAAGACACGGCCATCGACTACTTCAAGCTGCGCAGCAAGGCCACCGAACGCATCGTGGTGCTAGATTGGAATGGCAACAGCGTTCGCCAGTTCGAGACTGCTGAGCAAGTGGTTGCTGAGTTCGTTGAATGGCGCTTGGGTTGGTACAAGACGCGCTATGAGAAGATGATAGCTGATCTCACCTACCAATTGAACTGGAATCTAGCGATCAAGGCCTGTATCGACGGCAAGATACCTCAGTTCTTGCCCACCGCCGATGACAAGGCTGCTATCGTTGCCAAGGTCAAGGCGCTGTGTGCAGCTATCACCTTAGACGATGATCAGATAGATCGCATTGCCAGCTTGCCCAGCTATCGTTGGGCCAAAGACACCTATGCTGAAGTGGTAGCAAAGATAGCTGATCTATCCACA